TCAGGGCATCCTGGTATGACGAATCTTCAACAATCTGCTCACTGCTCCTGCAACTAATTGTTAAGACGCTCAAGGCGAGAAGCAACATCACCACTGCTAGGAGCTTCCTTCTTCTCTGGAGCCTTCTCATTCTGTATCTCCGCTAACTTGATCTGGACCTGAACTATCTGATCCAATTTCGATTCGAGCCACCTGTTGTTCTGCTTCACGGTCTCAAGTTCCTTCTCTGCCCTTACGAGCCTTCTGAACTTGAAGAACATGATCACAGCCAGGATGATGCATCCGCAAACAGCACCGATTGAAAGATATGAACTCATTTCCTGTCCTTCTCGACTGCATCCTTTACTGCTTCATTCACATCGGAGATTCCCTTGGAACCCGACTTCTTCATAGCTTCAAGAATCACCTCGTAGGAACCCATTGAAGTAAGTCCTACCACGACACCATGAAGTGCCGAAGTGTACCATGCCCCTGTCTTCTGTATCAGGAAGATCAGTATATAGGCAATAAGACCAAGTGCAACCGGAATCAACCTTATGATCATGTCGTAGGTCTTCTCCGGTACCTTCTTTAGAATAGGTTTGAAACCCCACTCTGTTATGCAGACGATAACCCCTGCAACCAGAAAGTCCCAACCTGTCAGCTGTTCAGCTGCCAAACCTATGATATCCATCTGTTTTCTCCTTCTTCGTTACTTTTCGTCCTCAGGTTTTATGAGGGAGAGAAAGTAGTTGTCCATCTTCTTTACCTGGAGCTCGCTGTCTCCGTTTATCTGATGGGTCTTAAGTGCATGGAATATGACCTTGTCATTCTCAAGGCACATGATCAGTCCACGCTGCAACGCCACAAGGGAAGCCTTTATCTCCGTGACATCCTTTATGAGCTGATCCCTTTCATCGCTTTTCTTTGCAATCCTGTTCAGACACCAGATGACTACACCTCCGCTGCCGAGCAGGCATACAACAATAGTTACAATTGCCGAGATCTTATCCATCGCTCTCCTCCCTGCTTTCAATCAGGCCCTTTGCCTGTTCATAGGTGAGGACCACCCCGTTACGGAGAACGGTAACATCATCCGAATGCCCTGTGACCTCAATGTATCTGTTGACGATGACATCACAGTACTTGGGGTCCAGCTCAAGGCCATAGCATGAGCGGTCGATCTGTTCACTTGCAATGAGAGTCGTTCCACTTCCGAGGAATGGGTCAAGGATGAGTGTGTTGCTCATCGAACTGTTCATGATGCAGTAGGCAATGAGAGCCACCGGTTTCATAGTCGGATGTACATCGTTCTTCTTCGGCTTCTCGAACTCCCAGATTGTGGTCTGCTTCCTGTCTGCGTACCACAGATGCTTTCCATCCTTGAGCCATCCGAACAGGCATGGTTCATGCTGCCACTGGTACGGACTTCTTCCGAGCACAAGTGACGGCTTCTTCCAGATGCAGCATCCAGAGAGGTAGAACCCTGCCTCCTCAAATGCCTTTCTGAAATTCAGTCCTTCGGTGTCTGCGTGGAATACATATATAGAAGCATCAGATGCCATGTTCTCATGGAGACGGTTGAAGGCCGCAAGGAGGAATGTATGGAACGCATCACTTGCCATGTTGTCGTTCTTTATCTTCCCGGCGGTCCCATGGTAGTCCACATTGTAAGGAGGATCGGTAACTACCAGGTTGGCCTTCTTTCCGTCCATGAGCTTCTCGAAGTTCTCTGCAATTGTGCTGTCTCCGCACATGAGACGATGTCTGCCTAGGGTCCAGATGTCTCCATCATGGGTCATGGCAGGTTTCTCAAGCTCTGCGTCTATGTCAAAGTCGTCTTCCTTGACCTTCCCTTCCGTATCCTCACGGAAGAGCTTCTCAAGTTCATCTGCGTCAAACCCGGTCAGAGAAAGGTCAAAGGCCTGTGCCTCAAGGGACTCAATCTCGACCTTGAGCATCTCCTCATCCCATCCGGCATCAAGGGCCATGCGGTTGTCGGCTATGATGTATGCCTTCTTCTGGGCCTCGGTAAGATGGTCGGCGAACACACACGGGACCTCAGAGAGCTTCTCCTCTCTTGCAGCCATGACTCTTCCGTGCCCTGCAATTATGTTGTAGTCACGGTCGATTATGACCGGGTTGATGAAGCCGAACTCTCTGAGAGATCCTCTGAGCTTGTTTATCTGGGCAGGACTATGCGTCCTGGCATTGTTCGAATATGGGATGAGCTTATCTATGGGGACAAGCTCCATGTCTTTGGTCATTGTCATCTTACAAGCCCCCACTCTGCAAACTTCTCGAATCCGCCCAGGGACTTGATGTAGCTTCTAGCAATCTCGACTATCTCGGAGTAGGCCTTTCCATCAATCTCGTCATCTCCTATCGCACAAGAGAGCTCTACAGGCTTTCCTGTCCTCTGAGCTTTCAGGAATGCATAGATGTTGACGGACACATCAGCTTTTGAGAGATCCTTTCCATGCAATCCACCACCTGTGACAGAATCTGCCATATCGGAGCCGAGCTTCCTGTTCGTGGCCCCACTGTCCACATCCGGACCACCGGTCCAGAATCCAAGAGGGTTGATTATAGCCTTTGGGAAAAGGAACATAAGCTCCGCTTCCTGGGCATTGCTCTGGCAGATCACCAGTTTGTCTCCATCCAGGATATACTTTCCATCGCAGCCATACTTGTCATGGATTGCCATGGCAACAGAGGTCAGCTTTCTCTGCTCCTCAGTGACTGGAACACCCTTGAAGATTCCGTTATCCCCACAGTGGAAGCCATCCTCCTGGTTTGCAGAAAGATGTGCATCTTGGGTGTTCTGGATAAGTTCCATCTCGAGACCAGGACCTGCAATCCTGTTCACGGCATTGAATACATCATTGTCGTCAAAAGCAACGGAGGATTCTGTGATGATGTAGCAGTGTCCATGTCCAATGAGGACCTCCACAGCCACCTTCGGGTCTTTCTGTGCCTTGTATGCAAGATCAACTATTGCTCCCGCAATGCGATCGGCCACCTTGTCAGGGTGGCTTGGGTTTACTTTTTCGTACATAAAGTCCTCGTTTGATTAATTTGATTTCGTTTGATTGTTTTTCAAACTTTCTATGAATCCAGCAACCTTGCCATCAGATCCTCCTGGGGAGAGTCCGAGTATGGTGTGCTGCAGTTCTCTTTCACTATCTGGTTTATGCTGTACCAGAGGCTTTCGGCCTGCTTGAGATACGAGTTGGCCATGGCCTGGAACGGTGATGCAATGGGAGCACCGGTCGTTGGATGCTTGGCAAGTAGACCGAACTCATTGAGAGCAGTTTCGCACTGCGCCCATCTTGCTACCGACATGGCATATTGTCGAAGAATGTACGGATTTACCAACTCTAGACATCCTCTCTCTTTAAGCCAGGCACATATTTCATCAAAGGCATGCAGTGCATTCAGATCTATTCCAGCCTTCTGCTTCTGCCTCATGTATTCCTCAGGCTCAGGACTCTTGAAGGCCTTGAGATTACTGGTTCCTTCAGAAAGAACATCCACTTCCTTGCCTTCATTCAGCTTTTCAATGAGAGCCTTGGGCTTGCGTCCAGCACCTGGACGTCTGCCTCCTCTCTTGGTTCCGTCTTTAGCCATTGAGTTCTCCAAAAATGTATGGGTTAATCCCCCGTTTGAATTTGAATTTTTGCGCGTAAAGGGGGCCGCCCGGTCTTCTTGAAATGGGTCGTAGAGATTCAGACCGCCCCTGGGGGAGTGTTTATATATTGCAAGAAATTACTGCCAGAATTCTGGACATTCAATTAATGGTTTTAGCTTGAAAAGATTGATACCATATACATATGGAGTACCAACAAAGCCTCCGCATAACAGTGAAACTAGCTCTCCTTCTCCATTAAATATTGGAGCCCCACTACAACCACGAAGATCATCTTCAGAGTTAATGTTGCCTTGTAATTCAAACTTATAATAGAAATCATTGCCATCTTTTGCATATTCTCCACAATAATCACATATAGCAAACTGGAAATCACTAAAAATTCTTTTTGTCAGATTATCTTTTGCACTATGAATATTGCCTCCAAAGAAGTAAGTATCAGCAATATTTGGCTCAACGATTTCATTAAATTTTACACGCTCATATCTAGAAAGTTCATCAGTGTCATCATCCATTATTTCACATAGGAACTTTTCGGTTTTATCATAACTAGCAATAAAGAAATCAAGTTCTGTCCCTAAAGAAATGCTACCATTTTTGGATATCGTTCCTGGCTTAATCCAATTGGTAACAAGATTTGCCATTTTTATTCCCTCTTCTGATGAAATAAAGGCTGTTACTAAATCACCCTTATCATAGCCGTGTAAAACTGAGAGAATATAATCTTTATAAAAACATCCAGAGAAAGGATACTTAGGCTCGTTTAACAAAAGAGAGTTATTGTCTTTATAGCCTTCAACTGCAAACATCTGAAGCGTTGCACACTTCGTATAAAGTATCAATTTTGATAATTCTTCATCTGTCATGTGCTTACATTATCACATAGAAATTCATGAAGCTATCCAAATCTTGATCCCTCCTTTATGCTCTTTGCCCCATGGCATGAGGCACACAGAGCTTGAAGGTTCTCTTCATCAAGCGCTGGACCGCCTTGTCTTATAGGAATGATGTGGTCAACGACCGTGGCCTTGGTCAATCTTCCCTGTCTGTGACACTCCTCGCAGAATGGATGCTCAATCAGGAAGTTCCTTCTGAGCTTCCTCCATTCATGGCTTATGTAGAACTCCCTGGCCCCCTTGTCCCGGATACGCATATCGTACTGTGCATCCATGATCTTCTTATGTTCCGGGCAGTACCTTTCGTTTGTCAGATTGGGGCAACCTGGAT